AGAATAGAAAAAGACTACCCAGAGGTTTTTAAAGTAGACTTGTGGGATAAATGGTTAGTTGACGACAAATACCCTGAATGGATGGGGTTTTATAAAAAAGAAAACAACCGCCTTACATGTTTAAATCACAATGGATTATGGGTTGATACAGAAATTTTGGTAAACCCCAACAATGACGCGAGAAACAAGCCAGCAACTCACGAGCAAATCCTCGAAAAGCTATCTAAAGAAGCAGTAAAGCGTGGCTATAAAGAGGGCAATCATAAATGTTTGTCTGGAAGCACAGTCGCAGGCGAAAAAACAGGGTTTGAATATTACTTGGATACTAATAACTTATACTTTAACAGAAACCGCATTTTTAACAAGGGTACATGGGCTGCGATAGCAGAGCCTGTATACGAGTGGCAGTATGTATACAGAAATCAGTCAAATGCTTACCAAGTTAGCATGGGTTTTTATACAAGCAAAAAAGATTTTAACACTCAAACTGAAAGCTTGCTTGCTATATGCAAGGTAAAAGAATCTAAAAGATTAAGAAGATAACAACAACCGCTGTTTAATCTCAGCGGTTTTTTTAGTTATTTATTCGTATATTTTTAGTAGCTTTACAGCCATGCAAACAACCTTAGATAAACTAGCCGAGCATGATAACAAATGGCGGTCTTACGCTTACTCTATAACTAACAACACGCAACTAGGCGATGAGTTAGTGCAAGAGATGTATATAAAGTTTGACCGCAACGGCTACACAAAGACAAATAGTTCATATGTCTACTGGTGTATCTTAAATTTGTTTAGGGACGTTCTAAGAACCGATAAGCACGACATAGATATAGAAGATGTTAGTAATTACTTAACGCAAGAGAACGAAGATAACGAAGCCACAGCCGCGGAGTTAATGTTAACGGAAAAGTTAAAGCAGCACGACCCATACTATGCGGATTTAGCACTCATGGAGGTAGACGGCAAAACATTTCGTGAACTCGGCAAGCGTTATCAATTACACTACTCAACTATTTCATACAACGTTGTTAAAATTAAAGACAGTTTAAAATTTGATAAGGAATTAAGAGATTCATACCTAGCACAAAAGCAATAAAATGAAAGATAAAGAAAGCAAAGCGACAGAAAAAGAAAGCGACAAAGAGATAAAGCAGTTTATAAACGAATTAAAAAAATACAAAAGGAAAAATGGGACGAAAAAAAGGAGTTAAGAACAAACCGCAAATGACAGGCATAGGCGATGTTGTAAAGGCGTTTACTCAATCACTAGGTATTAAGCAGTGCGAGGGCTGCTCACGTAGGCAAAAGTTTTTAAACAAAGCGTTTCCCTTTAATAAGATTAAAGGCGAAATGACACAGCAGCAATTTGAGGACTGGGGAGCGTATAGAGTAGCGGATAAGAAGATAATATTAGATTCGGATATGGACTTTATAGAAGATACTTACAACGCTATTAACATCACATCACTAGAGCCGTGTAGAAGCTGCGGAGGCGAGGGCTGGCTTCAACTAATTAAAGGAATAGAAAAGGTTTACGCTAAATATTAATCAAATATTGAATTGTATTGATTATGGACAAAAGAAAAAACAACGGAGGTAACAGCACCGCAGCAAAAGGATTTGATAAGCGAAAGAATCAGTATAAGGAAGTGTTAGAACAAGCCCTTGAACCTAAAGACATAGTAAATGTAATTAAAATGCTGCATGACAAATCTATAAACGAGGAAGATACAGCAGCGTCAAAAATATTGCTAGAGTATTACATAGGCAAACCTAACCAAAGCATAGACGTCACCACGAATGGCGAAAGCATTAAGCAGCAAATTATAAATATAGACCCTTTAAGTGATTAAGCAAACAACCGCGCTACGTAAGATTGCAGGACTCAAGAAAAAGATATGGTGTTTGCAAGGTTCGCAAGGTGCGGCAAAGACTTACAGCGCGTGCATAATCATTATAAACCACCTAGCACAGAATAACGGTAAAGAGTGCTATATTGTATCGTCTGAACTATCTAAGATGCGGGATACGGTCTTAAAAGATTGCATTAACATTATAGACAAATTAGGTGTTAAATGTAAAATGACTGGTATCGATTTCGGACAGCCTAAAATAACATTTTCTACTGGTTCATTCATTCGCTTTATCGGATTAGATAAAGACGACGTAGGTAAGGGTTTACGCTCTGACCTAGTGTATATTAACGAAGCTAACAAAATCAACTTTGAATCATACCGAGAGTTAACCTCACGCGCTAAGCGCATAATAATTGATTATAATCCTAACGTTGAATTTTGGGCGCATAAGGAAGTGATACCACGCGACGACTGCGACTTCCTACAACTCACATTTTTAGATAACGAGTACCTAAGCGAGCAGGAACGCAACGAGATACTGCGGTATAAGAGTAAGGGCTACAATGACGACGGCACAATTAAGAGCGAGTATTGGGCTAACAAATGGCAGGTGTACGGGTTAGGCAATACAGGCGGCATTGAGGGCGTTATATTTGAATCATTTAAACAAATAGACATCGTGCCACAAGATGCAAGGCTATTAGGTCATGGTTTAGATTTTGGTTACACCAATGATCCTACCGCGATAACAAGTATATACAAATATAACGATAGCCTTATCTTAGACGAGGAAGTGTATAAGACTGGATTGCTCAACAGCGACATTGTAAGCCTCTGTAAGCAGCAATCTATTGGGACTAGTCTATACATATACGCAGACAGCGCAGAACCAAAGAGCATAGCAGAAATTAAGCGTGCCGGCATACGCATACTACCAGCCAAAAAGGGCAACGACAGTATAAATTTTGGTATACAATTAATTCAAGAGCAAGATATTGTAATTACCGCAAGGTCTAAAAACTTAATTAAGGAGTTCCAATCTTACACTTGGGCGACAGATAAGACAGGCGAGCGACTAAACAAGCCTATCGATATAAACAATCACGCTATCGACGGGGTTCGTTATGCGATAATGGAACTCTTTGGTAAACCTAAAGGGGTTTATTACGTAAGGTAATTAAAATAATTTAAAAAACAAATAAATGAACATAAACATACCCACACAACTAAGCGAGGTAAGCCTAATCCAGTTTATGAAGTATAATGAATACTTAAACGCAAACAAAGAGATAACTCAGCAGCAAGCAGATAAGAAGCTGTTAAGCGTGTTTTGCGGGCTATCTTTAAAAGAGGTTGAACAAATACCGATAAAGGATTATAAAGAAATAGTAACTATCTTACAGGGTGTAATGCAAGAGCCAGCAAAGCCGCTTGTAACTACTTATAAAGGATTGGGCTTTATACCTAATTTAGACAATGTAAGCGTATCGGAATACGTGGACTTAGAGAAATTTTATACAGAAGACGAAAGCACTATCGACTTTTTTATGGCGGTACTTTACAGACCTATCGAGCAGAAAGTAATAGGCTCTTACAGCGTTGAAAAGTACACAGGGGAAGCGTTACACATAGACAAAATACACGCGCTACCAATGGACGTCGTAAGGTCTGCAATAGGTTTTTTTTTGACTTTAAGGGACGACTTGTTAACCTCTACCCTGAAGTATTCCAAGGCGGAGAAGTAAACGACGCAACAAACATTCGTAATAATTTCGGTAAAAAATGGGGCTGGTATCATCACATTAGGGTTCTATGCTCTGCGTTCAATTACACCATTGAGCAAGTTGAGCAAATGCGCATACATGAGGCGTTTATGGAGATGGCTTATCAAAGCGACCTTAATACCATGGCTAAACAAAAAGCATAGTCAAATCGTTTTAACATTATGAACGCATATACACAACTACTTAACTACCTACTGTCTATTTTAAGCGCAGATACCGACATTAACACAGTTACCGAGGGTATCCAGATAGACCAAATCGATATACAAAAAAAGAACCTATACCCGCTTGCGCACATAGAGGCAGCAGACGGAAACTTTACCGCTAATAATTTTCAGTTTAACGTTACCGTTCAAATCCTTGACATGGTGCAAACACGTAAAGAGATAAACACCGACAAGTTTACAACAAACGACAACCGCCAAGACGTTTATAACACCTCTTTACAATCGCTAAGACGTATGTACAATGAGTTGGTAAGGAACGAGATTATAAGCGTATCAACCGATAGCGGATTCACAAAGGTAGATTCAGTTAAAAATGGTATTTACGGCTGGGAACTAAGCCTGCTTGTTGAAGTGCCTAACGATGTTATGTCTATATGTCCGTAAAGAAATCCCTTGACACGTTCGGTAAGCGCGTACAGCAGCAAGCGCGCGCAAACTTAACGCGTAATAAAATGAACGCAAGTAAGGGATTGTATGAATCTACAAAGTACGATTTAACCGTAAGCCCGAACTCTTTTGTTTTAAGTTTTGATTTAGAAAATTACTGGCAGTTTCAAGATAGCGGGGTAACCGGTACGGAACGCAAATTTAACACGCCTTTTAGTTATAAGACTAAGAAACCACCTGCGCAAATATTTGAGAAATGGGCTAAACTTAAAGGCATAAAACCTAGAAACAAACAAGGCAAGTTCACTACTTACAAATCCTTTGGTTTTGCGGTTGCTACGGCTATTTTTAAACGCGGTATAAAGCCTACTAAGTTTTTTACTAAGCCATTCGAAAACGAATTTAAGAAACTGCCAGAAGAGGTGGTAGAAGCGTTTGCATTAGAACTTGACGACCTGTTAACATTTACTACGTCGTAAGGTCATATCTAAACACTATCTACAGGTTGCTCAAATGTATAACACTCTTTTTTTTCTTGTGTTCTTACAAATGTATATTTCATAGCGTTGTTTTGATTTAAACAAAGATAGCCATTTTATCGTTATAAATATTATGGCAACATTCGCAGAGATAGAAATAACGTTCAATCAGGAATTTGATTTTAACGTACAAAATAACGGTCTATCAATAGGCTTTACAAATCAATTCACGCAGTCTAACGGGGTTGTTTTGGAAACTATCGTACAAACAAGGTCGCAACCCTTTGAATTTTCAGCAGGAACGGACGCAGATACTCAGGCACAACTATACAAAGACGCGATAGATTTAGACTTTGTGGCTAGTGGGCAATGGGAATGTACTATTTTAAACAACGTTGTAACTGTTAAAAGCACAAACCCCGATATATTTATTAATCAGTTGCTTACTTTCGAGCCTAACTTCGTACGAGTAAGCGCGTTAATAACTAACACACCTAGCAGCGTGCCAGCAATCGACGGGTTAATGCTTGCGCGTTCAAACTATTACCTATCTTTAGGAATAACTACCGAAGTATTCCAAAATGTGCAAATGTTTTTTAGGACAGGCGACACGAGCGCAAGCCTTGCATCACCCAACTATGAGAAAAAAGTATTTACACCTAGTTTAAACTGGGAATATTTTGATGTTTTAATTTCGCGCTTTGCTTTAGACTTCCTAAATCCTAGACCAGTATGGCGTGCATCTACTGGCATATTACCGAGCGCGGTTGGTTCGTTAGTAGCAACTACAATAAGAACGCAAAACAACTTACAGACATCGCCACAGTCGCATATAGTAGACTTAATTACTACGCGTGGATATTCGTCTTATGCTGACGGAGCAAACTACCTAGACACTACTAGCAAGGTCTTACTTACCTCTAAGTTTAACCAAGTTCAGCAAGGCGATACAATCGTAGTTCCTGTGTTAGCCGACGGTTCTAGTTACTTTTTTTTAGACAAAGATGATAATACTATTTATGGTAATACCGTGCTAGATAGTCAGATAGTTGAGGAAAGAGTGCAGTATTTATTTGTAGACACTACGGCATTAACCACGCCTTACATTATATTAAATAATGATTATATTTTTGAGATAGTAAAAGAGTGCAAGTTTACACCTGTTAACGTTATGTTTTTAAATAGGCTCGGAGTATTTGAGCAACTAACTTTTTTTAAGGCTAAAACCGAAAACGTAACATTTACGCAAGAGGGCGAGTATAAAAATAACTTTGTTTTAGGTGGTTTATACGACACCTCACGACACTTATATAGAAGCGGTAACAAGAACGCACGAACCACGGTAAGCCTCAACAGCGGCTATATAAACGAGCAACAAAATGAAGTACTTAAAGACTTGCTAAATAGCGAGTATGTTTATTTTAATGATGCAGGAACTTTCACACCTGTAAACGTAGACAGCAAATCGTTAAGGGTTTTAACAGGGCTTAACGATAAATTAATTAATTACGCTATCGACTTTTTACAATCATTTGACGCGGTGCAAAATGTATAGCGATTTAGCCCTTTACGTAAAGCGTAACGAGAACTCGCCATTTGAGCGCGTTACTTTATTTCCAGATGAAACGATAAGGCTTAACCAGTCGGTGCAATCAATTCAGGATCTAACCAAAATATTTACAGACTTTACGCAGCAATTCAGAGTACCCGCTGACGACCTAAACAACGCTATTTTTAAGCACTATTACGACGCACAAATTATAAACGGTTTTGACGCAAGAAAAAAACAAAGCGCGTTATTACTTTTAGGTGGCGTTACTTATAAAATTGGCAAGGTTCAACTTAACGGTGCATCGCTGCAATCAAATGTACCAGTGAATTATATGATTGAGTTCTTTGGTGAAACGGTAAAGATAAAAGACTTAATAGGTGAGGACAAACTGCGCGATTTAGACCTTGCAGAGTTTGACCATACATATAGCCCGCAAACGGTTTTAAGTGGACTAGACACCGCGCTAGGCATTGCAAACGGAAGCCTAGTATATCCTCTTTTATCTTATGACAGAAGATACTTATTTCAAGGCTCACAACTAGACAACGAGGCTAATATAAATATAAAGTATGACGCTGCATTTACTAGCGGGTTAAGCTGGCGAGAATTAAAACCAGCCATAAAAGTAAAAGAAATAATACAAGCAATAAGCACGCAGTATGGATTGTTTTTTACAAATGATTTTTTTGCGCGCCAAGAGTTCGACAACCTGTTTATGAGTTTAGGCAATGGCAAAGATGATGCTATTCCTAGTCGAATACTAGAGCTGCATACTTTTACTATTAGACCTTATCAAAGGCGGTTTAATCAACCTAGATTTAGACCAGAAATAAGCGCTAACGTAAATGTAATCGCGGGAGATTCTGAATACCGTTTGTTATTTTTTATAAATGGTGAACAAGTTT